CTGAATTTGAGCCTGTTGCTCCAATTGCTGATAATGATGAAAAAATCAAAGCAATATGGTCTAAACAATATGCTCTTACACCTTTCTTGGCCCCTAGTAATTTTAAATCCTATGATGAACTCAAAGAGAAACTGAATAGGGTTATTACGGGAACTAGAAATACTGCTACTATTGAATCTGCTGATCTCCCATCGGCTAAGACAAATGGTGCAGTAAAAAGTAATGGTAAAACTACTCCAGCCGCTAGTGATGATGACGATACGTTGTCTTACTTTAGTAAATTGGCGGATGACGAGTAATCTCTCTCTTTACTCATAACTTTGATGGTGGCCAGAAATGGCCACCACTTAAATAGCAACTGAATTTAAATTAATAAAAGAACGATCAAAATTTGTAGGTTCCATACTCATCGCTTGAGTATTTGAAGAATTTACACTACTATTAGATATATTAGGAGCTACTACTGTATTGTTAGTAGGTTTAGATTCATTTAATGCTTGATTTTCTACACTCATCTGATTTAAATTTTGTGATCTAACATTTTTAGTCATTTGACTTATACTTCTTCTATCTTCTCCACCCTCAGCATTAATAGGTAATATCTTCATAGCATCAGAATCACGGCCAGTATCAAAGGCCTTTCTATCAGCTACAGTTTCGCCATCAATCTCATTTCTAGTAACTATTTGACTTTGGCCAGTGCGTTTTTGAATATCAGTTTCATATTGAGGGCTTTGTTTATCTTCTTGCCCAGGCACGGCAGTTTTATTAGGGTCGCCTATTTCTTCATTTTTATTATCATTATCTTTTAATAAACTAAATGGCCATATTTTACTAATACTATCAAATATATTAGCAAAGAAATCTATTACACTTTTAATTGTTTTATATAAGGTGTAAATAACTAAACCCACACCAATTGCTATCAATACAAATTTTATAAGAGGTAATAATAATGCAAAAAATCCCATAGCAACTTTACCAACCAGACCAGCTAATTTACCAAAACCTTTAAATAAATCACCACCTAATTGTACAACTTCTTTACCAAAACCTTTTATTTGTCTAAATGCTTCGCCTACAGTTTGATCTAATGGGCCAGAAATTCTTTCTTTAGGTTTTAACCCAGCTTTTTCTTTATCTCTCTCTAATAACTTGTTCTTTTCAGATAAATTTTCTTGTCTTAATAATATTTTTTCCTGATCTTCTTTATCTATTGTATCTGCTTTTTTTAATTCTTTTAATTCTTTAGCTAAATCTTTTTCTTCTTGTTTTAATTTTCTTTCTTCTTCTTGTATTCTTTTTAACTCTATTCTTTCTTCTTTTTTAGACTTAATTTCCAATTTCAATGTTTTTTCATTAACGTAAGTATTAATTCCTCTCTCTCTTAATATATCTCTTTCTTTAGTTAATTCTTGTGTTTTCTCTACTCTAATTCTTTCGGCTTCTGCTTTATCTTCTTTACGTTGTCTATTCATATCGTAAAGTTTTTGAACAGAATCACCTATTTCTTTACTGTATTTACCTAAATCTACACCTAATCTTGATTGAAGTCTATCAATTAATTCAAAACCTTTATCAATATCTCCTTCATAATTAGAAGATATTAAATCATTTACTTGTTTTATTTGTGAATCAATAGGTAAAAATTGCTTTGTCGTATTCAACGACATTTGATTAATTCTATTTGTTATTGAAGTGGCTACAGTACCTAATACAGAAGCAATGTTTGTTGTAGTTAGGGGTTTTCCACCTTGTGTTGTGGCAATAGATTTTATATTGGCAACAGATTGTGCTTTATCTCTCAATCTTTCATCAACGATTTGTTGTTGCTGATTAGCAATTTTATCTTGTTTAGCAGTTAGTCTTTCCATCTGATTAAAGATTTTATTACCACCTGCCATATACAAACTATTATCGTTTTCGTCGGCCATTTATTACCCTATTTGATCTTCGTCTAAATTAATTTTTATTTTGTTTGCTTCAATCTTTTTAGTTTCAATCTTTTCTTGTGTTCTACCATATGCTGTTACACCTAATACGGCACCCATAGCTATATGAAAGAAACCAGCACCTTGTAATGTTAATGGATTCCATTGTGTAAACACAACTGTCTTTAAATATGTTGCTTGAGCAAAATTCCATAATATAGGAAATATAACAAAATCAAAAGCACATACTGCTAGATATAACCAGCCCATAGCAGGACGCCACTTAGTATTAAAACCTGTTTCTTTATTCTGTGTACTCATTGACTATTCCTTTTCTTTCTGTCTGCTTCTTCTTTTAAATGATTAATCAATAACGAAATGTAAATATCACGTTCCCAAGGTATCATATTCTCTATCTCACTTAGTGAATATTTATGATGTTGTATCAATGCAAAGTTAGTTTCAAAGTATGCCTCTAGCGAATTGTGAGCGAGGCTTATTCGAAAAAATCAGATATTCCCGTTAAAACCACCTTACTTTTCACATTAGTTTTAGGATTAGTTACCTCTATTTCGTGTTTTAATACAGGCATTGTTTCAAAAAACTTTCTTATTTTAATAAAGGACTCTTGTGGTAGACCTTCTAGGAATTCTCTTAATTCTTTTTTTGTACTATCTTTTGCTGGATATATTTTATCACCTTCAAAAACGTGATCTATACAATCAACTAAAATTGTAAACATCAACTCTATTTGTTGAGTATCGATTTTACCTTTACCATAATCATAGTTTTTCAAAGTAGGATAACCTAATACTACACCTAAGTTTCTTTTTTCATCTAAAATTATTTTATTTGAGTGTTCATCATCAACTTGAACTTCAATTTTAGTTAAATCAACTTCAGTTTCAACATACGTTTTTCCATCGTCTGGACATATTGTTTTAAATTTAGATATTTCTGATACTGATTTAGCTCTTAATTGTAAAAATATAAACTCTATATCAAATATAGGTAATAAATCTACTTTTAAAACATTAAATGTACAAGCATTAATTATTTCTCTTATTGCGTCAACAATTTGTTTGTTGTCGCCTGTTTCTTGTGCTATAAAAAGTATCTTTTCTTCTCTAACAAGAAAGGGTCTAAACTTTACTTTTAAATCTTGTGAGGGTAGTGTCAACTCATATGTAGGCACATCAACTCGTGGTAACGTCATTATTATCTCCTTTTATTATAAATTAAGTGGTGGAAAATTGCCAAATGGAGGAAATACTCGACCACCTGTAATACCACCGATTGGTATACGTCTTTTTAGTCCTTGTAATACATCAACACCAGCACGTCTTAATTCTGGTGGTAATTTGTTTAATAGGCCGCCAAATGCACCAAAAGAACTTTTAACGGTAACATCTCTAAAGTTTGGTTGACCTAATTCTATATTGCCTGATCTATCTAAGAAGTAATTTATCCAATATCTAAAACCAAATGTTACTTGAAAAGTTTGTACAGCATTATTTTCATAAGAATACTCTACAGCACTTATAGTTTTTGGAAAACAATCAAATAACTTAACAGCATAAGTTACATCATCTCTTTCGTTACGACTTGCAAATTGACCTAATTGAAATATATTTACATCAGAAACATAATTATCGTAAAAATTAAAATTATGACTTTGATTGCTAAACGCAGCTTTTTGCCACAATTCAAAATAACTTCTTTCTCTTAAAAACTTATCAGCATAAAATGTTGCAGTTATATCGGCAGATTTATAATCTATTGCTATTTTATATGCTGGGCCGTGGTGTTTAACTTCTTTCATTTCAACTGTACGTTCAGGCATTGCTATAGCAGAACAAAATGCTTGTACACGTCTAGCGTTTGCTTTTTGTACAGAAATCATTTCTGCTGAACTTTTGAATGTAGTTTCTAATTCGTTTGCAGCATCACTTAATTCAGAACCAGGATCTATATTAGTAATACCAGCACCACCTGCTTTAGGTAAATTAAACTCAACATAAAATCTTGCCTTACGAGCAAATCCTTCTGCCTCATTAATATATGATTGTACACGACCCATTGTGGTTTCAGGATTACCACCTGCTTTTTGTCTAAATCGTGGATCGCCTTCAACATTATCTAAAGAACGATCACGTGGTAAACCTAATCTTATATCAAAACCACCAATACGAACTCCACCTCTTAATATGGCCATTATAATGCTCTCCTTGAAGCTGCATATACACCAGCAGCAGGCCTTTTTTGAAACTGTTGCACTGGCAAATAACAAGCAATAGCGGCCTGTGATAAATCAATTCTTAAAAAACTTGATCTTACGTGTTTATACAAATACTTTTTGATTGTTGGTTTTACAAGTGGTATATTTTTTACCCTTGACCAACTTACATCAAATCGTGCTGTATCTATTTTTTTACTTGTTGCGTATCTTTGCATATTTTCTAATAATTGTAATCGTAGTAATGGTGGTAAATAATGAAA